AAGCAGTGGTATCAACGCAGAGTACTGCCAAGCAAGAGACAAGCTTGCTTACATCTAAATATCGTGAGATTAGGTATACTGAAAATGGTATAAATTACTACACTTGGTCGACGACTTCGAGGGATGAGCGTGTCAGGAAAACGGCACCGGGAACTAAATGGAAAAGTATTTCGTTTTGATCATCCGCCGGTGGTTGATATCCACCATATGCGCAGAGCTAATCCTGGCGAAGATTTTAACTGTCGGTGTGTTGCTATACCTGTCATTAGGGACATCGAAGAAAGACGATTAGAAATGCATTTTAATTCAAAGAAAGGGAAAATCCAAAATGGAATCCTTAGATAACCAAAAAGTATCTATCGAAGTAGAAAACCCTAAGAAAATTTTAGTAGCTGTTCCGACGATGGGAATAGATTCAGATCCAAACAGATGGCTTAAATCATTCTTAAATGTCATCAATGATATACGCAGCAATGGTTTAACCCATGCCCCTTTATTTATCCATAGGGACCATTGGTACCCCGCGATGAACAAAATATTTAACGTAGCATTTTCTCATGATTTCGATTACATCTTGCGTATGGACGATGACGTGTGGGGGATAGGTCATCAGCATTTTAGCAAATTATACGAAGCTCAAAAGGATGTCATTGGCGCATTATATCCCACAAGGTATTTTCCTTATGTATACGCCGCGCTTAATCGCGTTGACAATACCAAAGATTTAGTTGAAGCTTACCGTGAAAAAGAAAATTTTTTGACAGAGGTCAAGGGTGAGGGTATCCAAAAAGTTGATTTGATTGGTTTTGGTATGACCTTAATTAAGGTAGAACCATTTAAATTAGTCCCTCGTCCCCTGTTCCCTGAAATAGAAGAATGTCCCGACGACACTTATTTTGCCAAAATTTGCCAAGATAATAAAATTGAGCAATACGTTCATATGGATGTAAAAATGGCACACAGGGAAGTAACACCTATGAACCGTGTTCATTTGATGAATGCCGATGCTCGTATGATGTTGGCGAACGGAATACTTAAATCTGATCCCTACAATAAGAACCCGTTTATAGATAAATTGGTTGATGCTTTTGGTGTCGACGGAACTAAAGATATCAACAAATTGATGAGTATGTAACATGGAAAAACTAAACGATGAAGAATTAGCGCTAGTGAATCTTGTCCGCCAGATGCGTAATGAACGGCAGGTGGGGAATATTACGCTTAATTTTTATGACGGCATGATGCCGGTCGTGCAAGTTTTATTTAGTTACAAAGGAAATAATTTTATTAAGACATTCTCCCAAAAAAATCCCTTGACAAAATAAATAAAAAATATTTGGTAAAATAACTAAAATAGTGGTAACTTATAAATAGATCCAATATTTTATAAGATGAAAACCGCGCAAGCGTTAATCATCGCCAACTAAGGCCGGGAATAATCTAAAATCAGAAGTCCCGTACAGACGCAAGTCTGTGCGGGACTTTTTTTATTTATGGAAAACCACAATGCCAAGAGCTGGCCAAAACTTAAGACAGCAAAATTTCTGACCGCCGGGCTTGTCTCTTATAAAGATGTAGATGCCGGGATTGCTCTTTTAAAGAACCAGACTATCAACGAAGCGCTTGAATCTTTTCAGGGTAAGCCCGTTATTATTGACCATTCGGATGTCACACCGGCCAACTATGAAAAATACCGTAAAGGCAATGTGGTTGCAGCACGGTTCAATCCTCAAGATGCTTGGTATTATGTTGATTTCCTTGTGGATTCTGATGAAGCTATTGATTGTATTGAAAATAAAGGTTATTCCGTGTCTTGCGCTTATAACGTGATGGATGTAGGAGCGGGCGGCCTTTATCAAGACATTCCGTACGATGGGGAGATTACTAAAATATCATTCACACATTTGGCTTTAGTGACAGAACCACGCTACGAAGAATCTAAAATCCTTAATGAAATGCCATTAATGATGGTCAATAGCAAGATACCAGCGCACAACATATCAAAACAGGAGGAACAAAACATGTTCAAATTATTCAAGAAAAATACCGAAGGAAAACAGGAAGAAGTTTCTCCTTTTGTCATGATCAATGGCAAAGAAATTAAACTGGAATCTTTAGTTGAGACTTATGTTGCCAATGAAAAAACAGGCGATATGTCAAAGTCTGAATTGTATATGGCCAAAGATGCCGATATTGTGGATGTCAACGGGAACAAGGTCTGTATTGGTGACCTTAAGTCTGCCTATATGTCCAAGATGGAAAAGGACGGCGTCGAGGATAAGAAGAACGAAAAAGAAGATGAGCAAGAAAAAGACGTAGAGAAAGAAAAAGATAAAAAAGGCAAAGCCGAAGGCGCTGTTGAAGAAGAAGAAAAGCGTGCCAAGAAGAACGATAAGGAAGAAGAAAAAGATATGAAAGAAAACGCCAAACAAAAAGGTGACGAATATTTTGCTCAATTACATCAAGCTGAAAATCGCAAGGATGTGGTAATAGACGAAACCGGTACCGCCAGATTTTCGGGAATGACTCGTCAAGAACGTGCGAATGGTTTCCGTGATCGTATTGTGAAGAACATGTCAAAATAACATTTAATTTGAATTGGAGGGTAATATTATGGCTTTAAATCTTACTCAATTTGGTATGACCCAGATTGCCGGTCAAGTCATGGACGTTAATCCTACGACGATTTCCGCGACGATAGCAAGTACGTCTAATCCTGCATCGGGATATTTACAAGCTGGGGATTTCGTATTGTATCAACCATCGGACGTTGCACAGTCTATCCGCGTTGCACTTTGCCCGTCTGGCAGCCAGGCTGATGGCGTTATCATTTTCAATGCCAAAAAGAATCAATACAACGCGTATGATTCTTGCGAAATTGCCTTGGCATCTTCAATCATTACAGTACAAGCAGGCGCTGCATTCAATCGTGGCGCATTATTGAATTATGTACCCGGTACGGTCACAGGTCAATTAGGCAGCGTTTTCTCGACGACATCGGCTGTGTCAAATGCCGAGGCTTTAGATATCGCAACGGCAGCCGGTCAAATTGTTAGGGTTCGTGTTCGTTAAATCTTTTAAAATAATCGGAGGGTATTATTATGTTAGCAACTAAATCAAACATAACGCCTGACAAGTTCGAGGCCCTGATGCAGCAAAAATACAATCGCAAGTCTTTTCGTGGACTTGAATTGTTAAATGCTGCCGGTGACATTAATCCAAACGGGTTGGCTTTTCAGTATACTTTGGACCGCCTGACTTATATTCGGTCCCGCATGGTAGAACAGACATTTTATGAAGTAAGCCCGGCGGAATATGTAGATATTATCCCAGGAGAAGGTGCTTTCGGTCAAGCTATTATCACTAATACCACGTATAAAGTCGGCACCAATTTCCAAGCTGGTAAGATTGATACAGCACGCGCTAACGCCCGTGTAAATACAGCGGATGCTGCATTGTATCCTGTCACAACTTACATCCAGAATTGGGCGATGGGTTGTGATTATACCATCTTCGATATCAACCAAGCCGCTTTCACAGGGTCGTGGGATTTGATCGAGGCCAAGCAAAGATCCCGTAAGAAATTATGGGATTTAGGTATTCAAGCAGTTACTTTTGTCGGGGATACCGATAACGCAACAAATTTCCCTGGGTTATTGACTAATTCAACGGTCAATATCAATACGACTGTTTTGAATAACATTCAAATCAGCGCACAGACAGCGGCACAGTTTGCCACGACCGTTTCGACCATCATTGGCGCATTCTTGACCAATGCGGCCCAAACAGTGTTCCCTAACACATTAATTATCCCACAAGATGATTATGCTGGTTTGGCGACACCTGTCAGTTCCACATATCCAAATATCAGCATGTTGAGTTATTTGCAACAGGCTTTTAACCAAATATGCCCAGGCGGAAATTTCAAGATCCTTCCATCCGCTTATGCTATTGGTGCGACAGCGTCCGGTGGTGGTACTATTGGCCATCATAGATATATGCTGTATCGTCGTGATATTGATACCATTTTCCAAGAATTGCCATTGGATTATACGGTGACCGCGCAAGGCACGTATAACAATTTCAATTTCCAAGATGTCGCCTATGGCCAGTATTGCGGGCCGACCATCTTGAAATTCTTGGAAGTGTTGTATCTCGATTTAAATACGTAATAAGCCAAAAGCATTCACAACTCAAAAGGAGAGAATTATGGCAACGACGAAGAAGAGTATTGTCAAATCTAAATCTAAATCTAATAGGATAACGAAACAAGTGGCAGCAGTACCTACCGCTCCTATGAAGATTTGGAATCAGGGCAAACGAGATTATCAGATTGATGTCGCGGATGTTGTCAAGGGTGGTGTTGAGACAACATATTCAAAAGATAAGAAATATGTCACCGTGCGGGCCGGTGAAAGATGCACCGTCACCCGTGAATGCGGTGAGCGATTATCCAAGAATTATCCATCCGAGATTATTATTTTAGAATGAGGCAAACATGCCAATAGTCAACGGTCAATGGGTGCCACCAACAAATGCACAATTCCAAGCACAATTCTTTCGTGACTTTCCGTATGCTGCTTTAGATGATCAGAATAATTTTGATCTAGTATTGCAGCAAGATATAACGAATGCCTCTAATGAAGCGGCGTCTACCTACAACGCGGGCATATTCGGGAATAATGCGGACCTGTTCTTCTATTACCTTTGGGCTCATTATTTATGCATAAATTTAAATAATGCCTCTAAAGGTATATCTGCACCCGCGCAATTCGCTATCGAAAATTCCAGCGTTGGCAGTGTCTCGCTATCCAATCAAATCGCTGAATACTTTAAAGAAGATCCCATCATGTCCGGACTTATGGCGACCGGGTATGGCAAGAAATATTTGGATTTTGTTTATCCGTATACGATTGGCAGCGGTATTACTTTAATCCCTGGTTGTACCACGTCAGCATGAAACGCGTATTGAAGTTTTTGCCAGCGGGCCCTAATAAGTTTAATGTGACAATCGATAGCTCGTTGATGACGTTGATTGAAGATAAGCTTAAAGAACGATGGAAATCACAGATTGGCATTTTAGGTTCTAAGGTTGCGCGTGAGAATGTGATCAGGTTTAAATATGGCGCAAGAGCAAAGGCAGTGACAGGCGATAAATCACCTTTGACCAATGCCGAAATAGGTATAGTTCACGAATTTGGAAGTTTTGCATTACATATCCCAGCACGTTCTTTTTTAAGAATGCCACTCAATTTACACTTGTTTGATGCGATTAAGCAAGGATCAGGCAAATTAGGCGAGGCGGTCAAAGAAGGCGATATGGGTAAGTTTTACGCGCTGATTGGCATATATGCAGAGAAGGTAGTGCAAGAAGCATTTGCGGCGCATGGTCCGGGGTGGGCACCTTTAAAGCCACAGACTATCGCACAAAAAGGTTCTTCGGCGCAATTGATTGATAGCGGACAATTACGTAAAAGCATTACCAGCCGGGCGGTGAAGATATGATAGGTCCTATACGTTCCGCGAAATACATTCAATTAGGCGATATATCAAGTATGCCTAATCAATACGCTGCGGTTAATCGATTATTGACACCTTTAGTATTACAACGTTTACAAATTGTAATTATTGATGGACGATCGCAGAAAGTACCTGTTGATGTACGAACTTTAGGAAGTATTCAGCCCCTCACAGATAAAGCCTTAAATGTCAAGCCAGAAGGTGAAAGGGCTTGGGCTTGGTATTATATCCATACGCTGACAAATTTTAGATTAGATGTCAATGAAAGAATATGGATTAGGGGTGAACGTTATAAGGTGATGTCGTTTAAAGATTACTCTAGGAGCGGATATTACGAATATCATATAATCGAGGATTTTGAAGATGATTCTAGGGCAGACGACGACGATTGATCAGTTAATGAATATATTAATTGAGGAGATTACTTATATCCCTAACTTTAATCCTAAACTTCGGATATTCATCGCTAACCAAGAATACAATATTCCGAAAATTAAGGGGGCCTGGATTGTTTTAAATCAAATTGGCAATAAAGTATATTCGAACCAAAACAGTACATTTATTGACACTTTTGGAAATTTTAACGAAGAGCAAGATACACTGACGCAAGACGTAATTGTTATTTCTATTATGTCGAAGAACGAAGATGCGCTGCGTTATAAAGAAGGCATTGCAATGGCGCTGCGTTCTATCTATTCCCAGCAGCAGCAAGAAGCCCAGACTTTTAAAATAGCCCAGACAATGCCCCTACAGAATCTTTCGGTATTAGAAGGCGGTTCGATGATGTACCGATTTGATGTGACGGTCAATGTATTGGCATGTTATCAATTAATTAAGAATCAAAACTTTTTCGATGCTTTTGAAACTCAAGTTGTCGTTAATAATGGTGGGACCATCATTGAAGAATTTTCGCCAAGCGTCCTTCCAAAATAAAGGAGATTAATCATGGCCGGTAATAATACCCCAGGCGTCATACCTATCAGTAGTGTGATCAATGTTTCTGTCCAATTTGCGTCGTCTGGTATCCCCGGATATAACGTCAATAATATTGGCTTATTTACGACAGATGCTTTTTTAAGCAATCCTAATACCGACTTCTGGCGTCCTTATGTCACAGCGGCTGCCGTTGGTACTGATTTTGGGTTTAGTTCTGAAACATACCAACAAGCGGTTAACGTGTTTGCTCAGCAGCCTAGCATATTGAATGGTGGCGGCCAGCTTATCATTATTCCAATTCAGACAGGTGCTATCACAGGTCTTAATGCCACACCGACTGCAGGTGGCACCAATTATAAGGTGGGGGATGTTTTATCTATCAATCAAACCGGTGGATATGGCGGATTTGCCACTGTCACAGCTACTGCTGGTGGTATTGTCACAAGTTTAAGTTTAGCGACACCGGGTATACTTTATACCACGGGCACAGGGATTGCTGTTACAGGGGGTTATGGGACAGGTTGTACTGTGGCCATTACATCTGTTGGCACCGAAACATTATTAAATGCATACAACCGTGGAAATAATTATTTATATTTTAATGGCATTATTGCGACCAACTACGGAGCGAATAGTACATGGGTAGCACTTGCTGCCGCCGTGCAAGCTAATCAAAATCAGATTTTGTTCTTACCTACTATTAACACTCTGGATATTTACGGAACATTTATTACCATCCAATTAGCTAGTGATATTAATACCCGCATGTTGTATTACGGCAGCACTGGCTTAAATGCTCGGCTATATGCCGCTGCCTATGCATCCAAGGCGTTATCCACTAATTGGTCAGGTTCCAATACCACCCAGACGATGAACTTGCAACAACTTGTCAATGTTGTACCAGATACAACCTTGACAAGTGTTATCTTAGCCGGATTGGCCGCCTGTGGTGCTGATTGCTACGCTAATTATGGTGGATCATATCCGGGTGTTGTTAGTGTCGGCGCCAATAAATATACCGATGAAGTAACCAACTTGGTATGGCTTGTCACATCTTTGCAGGTTGCCGGTTTCAATGCTTTGGCAACGGTAGGTACAAAGATTGCTCAAACGGAAGCGGGCATGTCATTGCTTAAATCGTATTACCGAGCGGTACTCAAACAAGCTGTATCAAATGGTTATTTAGCACCGGGCTCTTGGACTAGTGCTGACACTTTTGGCAATCCAACCAAGTTCTTGGCTAATATTACAGGCACCGGATTTTACATATATTCAGCACCTGTCAGTCAGCAATCGACAACGGCCCGCGCCGCGCGTCAAGCTCCTTTAGTCCAAATTGCAGGCAAAGAAGCAGGGGCAATTCAAAGCGGCAGTATTTTAGTTACAATTAATCAATAAGGAGATTCATATGCCTATAGCGGCCTCTGTTGGAAAAGACGTTTTCTCTCTCAATGGGAGGATACTCAATAATTGGGGAGATGGCGATGTCGTTAAATTAGATATCCCTGAAGATTTATCCACGATGTCAACCGGGAAACAGGGCAATACCATTTACGGTTACAATTATAAGGGTAAGAATATCAAGATTGAAATTAGATTGATTTTGGGGTCTGCTGATGATCAATTCATCCAAGGGCTATTATCTACTTATAATTCTAACCCCGCAGCCTTTCCTTTGATGAATTTTGAGTTTGACAAAAATGTTGGTGATGGTACCGGCGCCATCAATCAAGTTATATATCAAGGTATTGGCGGGGTATTCTCTAAACAACCATCGGCCATGGAAAACGCAGCTGGTGAAACAAACCAAGCGATCGTCACCTGGATGTTACAATTCGCCGATGTTAACCGAAGCATCAATTAAGCTTGAGTGGGAGGATGACGGGATGGAAACAAAAACGCTACCATCTGGGGCAGTATTGGAAATAAGCATGGCCGAGTTTGAGGTGGGGTTGGCTTTGCTCGAAGCGGTCGCACGTGATTTAGAAATGGTCAAAAGTAATAGTGATGCCATTGAATTATTGAAGAATGTAATTGCGCGGGCAATATCATCGCCCGGCATTAAACAAGCATTGCAGCCATGTTTTGGCCGTTGCAAATATAATAATCGTCCTGTCAATAATGCTTTATTTCAGGATGAGAAGATACGAGAAGACTATCTCCTGATAGTCAAGGAGGTGTTGGTGTTGAACCTACGCCCTTTTTCGAGCAGCCTACCTTTAGTGTTGAAGGATATACAAGGCCAAGTGGGCGAAGACCTAATATCAAAATTAAGGTCGACACAGCAGTAGGTATCAGTGTCAAATTGGCAAATGTGTGGGGATGTCGACCAAGTGAAGTTCTTCAAGAGCGCACGGACCTTGTCATCGCGGGACTCATTTACGAACGATTCAAAATGCAATACGAGAATAAACAAATCGAATTAGCTAATCAAGGTGCGTTATGACGGGCGGCGAATTAGTATTTGATATTTTATTTCAGTCGGACACGAAGAAACTTAAGGACTTGATTAAGGATCTAAGTGATCTGAATTTAAATAGTATCATATCCTCTCTAGGATTAAAAGGTTTAGTTGACGGCATCAAAAATGTTGTTGATGAGGCAGAGAATTTATCTTTGTCATTTAGAAACTTGATGGGTATTACGGGTGTATCATCGACGGTATTCCAAAAGTGGGACAATGCTGCCAAAGCTCTTGGTATTTCAGCGGGGGTATTGCCTAATACCATTGCGGACATTCAATCATCCATCATGCAATTGCAAACGCAAGGTACCGGCAAAGCAACTACATGGGGCGCTTTGTTAGGTATTGACCCGCGTGGGATGCAAGATCAACCGGAAGAAGTATTGCGCCGAATATTACAAAATCTTGAAGGAGTGCGCGACCCTGCAATGCGCCGGTATTTATTGCAGACAGCAGGTCTTAATGAAAATTTAGTGTTGATGATTGGTCATTGGGAAGATGTCCAGACGGCCATGGCAAACTCTGAACGTGAGATGAACCAATTGTCAGCCTTATGGAAAGTATTAACCAATATCGCAAGCACGTTTGCAAGTATCATTATTTCTATAGGTGCAATTTTAACCCCTGTACTTGGCCCCATATCACAAATTGTTTTAGATATTGTCAACGGGTTTGAATCATGGCTTATGACACTACCTAAATTGGCCAGTGCCCTGGCTAGTGTCGCTGTCATTCTAGGGGGTATTGCGCTTGCGATGACAGCAATAACAGGGGGTGTCAATTTAGCAGCTTTAGGTATTACAGGTGGCATCTTAGGCGCTAGTGCTCTAGCAGGTGTTTTATTACCACAGTTTAATCCTAGCGGTACAAGCACGGATAATAGCGGGGATATTAACGTTAATAATAATTTTAACGTCAATGGCGGTAATCCTGATGATGTACAAGACGCGGCCCATAAGGGCCTTTATAATGCTATTCGTGATGCCCGGAATATGGGCGGACAATCGAATATATGAGTCAAGTTAATTTCTCCCTAAGTAGTGCCGTCGCCCAATCGATTGGCTCGACAACTGATCTAATATCAAATGTCGTAAATTCCTTTATTGTCTCGCCTTCTAGTGCGCCTCCGGGGATCAATGGTTTTGTATTTGATAGCATTGGCCCCGAAGAAATACATTTGCAAAGTGATATTACCGATAGTTACTTAGAGACTAATTATGCCATTCAAGACCATGTGGCCTTAAAGCCTGTCAAGTTTACTTTGACAGGGTATGTCGGTGAATTGACGGATATTTTTCAAGTAGAAGCCGAGAATCTCTTAACACCTGTTATTCAACTATTATCACCTGGAGCACTTATCCCCAACTGGAACGCACAGGACGGACAAGCTTATGCGGCATTGGCACAGGCCAATAATATTGCGCAAACCGTCATTAATAATATTACAAGTGTAGCATCTCTGATAGGACAATTACTACCGACGTTGACTAAACAAGAACAGGCATATTCTATATTTTATAAGTTTTGGAGTACACGCACCTTATGCACCATTCAAACACCTTTTGGTTTATTGACCAGCATGATGATTGAAGATGTGCGTCCTGTACAGTCGGAAAAGACGACGCTCTATAGCGAATTTCAAGTGACATTTAAACAAATTAACACGGTCAGTACATCCGTAACATCAACGGTTGGCAACCCAAATCCAGCGGGATCGGCGACACAAACCAGTCCCCAAGCAACAGCTCAAGCCTTGACGGTGCAATCACCTGTGACGCAAAATTTCCCTAATCAGATCCAATCAGGAATTACGGATGGGGAAGCATCGGGGCCAATGGTCAATGCGTTGACACCTGTTCCTAATCTCCCGGGCGCGAGTAACACGGGCGTACCTTTAGAGCCTAATACGAATATTCCAATTGACGTAGAGAAACAGGTTATTCCAAATCCGGTAATTTCAGGAACTTTGCCGGTCGCCGTTAAGACGCCCCAGATTAATCTAATAGCACCGCAAGTGCCGTTCCAACAGATGGAAATTTCTCCATTTGTCAATAACAATATGCTATGACAGAAATCACCGGTATCACCTTAGAGGCTAAACAAAATTTTACCCTAATCCTAGAGGATGGCAGCCAGGCGCCGCTTTACATGGAATATATTGACCAAAATTATGGATGGAATATGAGCGTATCATATCCTGGTTGGAGTGGAATTACCTATCAGCGCATGACGGTCAATGCAAATATGTTGCGTAGATGGTCCAATATTATTCCATTTGGGTTGGCAATTATTACCAATGATGGTTATGAGCCCATTCTAATATCTGATTTTTATAGCGGCAGGGCAAGTCTATTCTTATTGAATGCTGATGATGTGCAGACGTATGAAACGTATTTACAATCATTGAGCGGAATACCAAGATAATGGCTGTTAAATTCAATCGTAATTATACGCTGGAAGCACAGCTCAATGACGGTACTTTATTGACGATAAGTTATCCTTTGACCTTGGACTTTAGCATTACGCGCCAAGCATGGTCATCGACCAACAGGTGTCAATTCAGGGTGAAGAACTTAAATCCCGTGCATCGTCAACAGATATTTCGCGACCAGTTGGATTTAACAGATTTTCGTTCTTTGAAATTATCAGCCGGATACGGACCACCACCATGGCCTCAAATATTCAATGGTAATGTGAATCAAGCATATTCTTTTAGAGAATCGGGATCAACCGATTTTATTACCGAATGGCTAGGGTGGGATTTTGGATATCCGATATCAACGGCATTTTCGAATGTCACCTTGGCCGGTCCCGTAAGTCATCAGCAGGTTGTAAATCAATTATGTAATGACCTGGTCAAGTGTCCAATGGTTCAAAATCCTAATATGACAGGGGGTGGCCAACCTAATGGTTTGGCTGTTGGCTATGTGAGCAATTTTGATGACAACACCAACCGCACAATATACCCTAGAGGAAGGACTTTATTTGGCAATAGTTGGCAATTATTACAAAGAGAAGTAGGTGGATGCGCTTTTATAGAGAATGGCCAAATTAATATATTACAGAATTCTGATGTGCGTGGTGGTGGTATTCCGAACATTGATTATACAACCGGGTTGTTAAGCCCTCCTCGTCGTACAGAAACTTATTTGGATGTAGATTTATTATTTTCGCCAGGTCTATATTGCGGGCAATTGGTTAATTTAACATCCCAAAGTTCCGGTCAGTTTAACGGACAGCATCAAATTTTAGGTATTACCCATAAAGGAATTATTTCGGGGGCTGTCAATGGTAAATGCGTCACCACCTTACGCTTATTTTATAAGGTAGCGTCGTCAACATCGACGGGTACGATTAATAGTATTGCCAACCCAGGGTTACCAAACCCTATACCGGTTGAAGGGGTTTTAGGATGATTCCACCACTTAGCAAAATATCACAGACACTTAATCCAGATGTGAATCAATATTTGGAAATTAAGAAGAATGAAATTAAGGTTGAGATGAATTGTATTGGGGTCGGGACCGTGCAATTATTTAATCCATTAGATCAGACCGTAACCATATCCTTGAATTATTTGAGGACCATTTTAGGCACCGGGGCGTCCGACACATCGAACGATTATTTTGCAAATAATACCACTATTACCTACCCCCAACTGGTAAAATGTCCATTATTGATAAACTCCGGTGGCCCTGGCTATTTGACATTCCCTGTCATTAAAGGTGATGAATGTGTCATTTTTTTCAATGACCGCGATATAGATAATTGGTTTACGACAGGCACCCAAAGCTCAGCACCTAATAGCGCACGTATCCATGATTTGAATGATGCCCTTGTTTTTGTGGGTGTCCGGTCGTTAGCGCGTTCATTGCAAACATACAACTTGAACGGCCCCGAACTTGGCAATGGCAATGCTAAAATAGCCGTAGAGGATCGTATCAAAATTAGCGTTGGCGCGACCACTTTAGGACAAGGAATAGATGATTTAATTCAAACTTTAATAGTTTCCGGAGTTTTTCCTAGTTCTATTACGACAGCTTTGGCAGCAGTACAGGCAACAATTGACGAGGTAATTAAGTGATCATACGCGCTTTGGATAGCAATGGCGATATAACCTTTGGACAAGGCCAACAGAATTATTTAGTGAATCAATCCGCTTTAGCTTTAAATATTCAGACACGGTTACTTAGTTTTTTAAATAATTGCGTATGGGATATGTCGTCTGGCATTGACTGGTTTACATATTTACGTCAGCCTAATAATCAGAATCAAATAATTATCTCTGTACGCACATGCCTACTTCAATCCTTTGGTGTCTTAAAGGTCAACACGGTTAATGTTAATGTGGTAGGCCGGCATATTGCGCTTGCCTATAACGTGACCACAATATATACAAGTAATTTTTCTGCGGTTTTGCAGAATTTAGAGGAGCTATTACTCAATGCCAACAGCCAATCTAATTAACGCCTCTGGAATTCAGATAGAGCAATATACCGATATTGTGACCGATATTCTAAACGGGACAAGCCAAACGCCCGGTCTTTACTCCATATTTGGACCCACAATTAATGTGGCATCAAATACACCCGATGGCCAATGGATTAATTTACTTGCGATGTCTAAGCTCAATATGGAGCAATTCGCACTTGCCATTTATCAATCATTCGATCCAGATCAAGCTGTTGGGACAAGTTTAGATAACATTGCTTATCTAAACGGCCTCTACCGGAAGCGTGGCACATATACTCAAGTGCAGATTGTGATGGTAACTAGTCAATCTGTCAGTTTAACCGGACTTGACAACTCGGTCCAGACGCCCTTTGTTGTGGCAGATGGCAACGGCAATCAATACAATTTGATAACATCCGCAGTCGTCGCTACAGGCACGTATACCCTTAATTTCCAAGCGGCCAATATTGGTTTTGTACAAGCCATTCAAAATACCATTACCGCGATTGTGACACCTCAGTTAGGCGTCTTGACCGTCAATAATCCTTACCCTGCCTATAGTGTGGGCGCCACCCAAGAGACGGACGGACAACTTAAGACGCGTCGCCAACAGTCAACCGCCGGAATTGCAACACATAAGGCCATGGCATTATATGCGGCCTTGAACCAAATCCCAGGCGTTGAACAAGCGGCTGTCTATGAGAATAATACCGCGACAACCAACGCGCTCAATGTACCACCCCATTCCATATGGCCCATCATCGTAGGTGGAACATCTTATTTGATTGCCGAGACTATCTATGATTACCTAGGGGATGGATGCGGCAATAAAGGGTCCAACTCTTATAATGTCGTTCAAATAGATGGTTCGCTATTTACGGTCTATTATGATTTTGCTTTACAGGCACAGTTATATATTAATTTAAATGTTGAATCATTATCATCGGGGTATATAGACGATGCAAGCTTAAAGACATGGATTGCCAATAATTACATTTTAGGTATCAACCAAGTCGCTGATATAACGACTCTCACAGCGCTTATCAAAAGTTATAATCCGCTTCTTTTAGTGACATCGGCGAGTGTATCTCGGGACAATATTAATTTCTATAATTCGATATCGACACCGGCGGTAAATTATTATTTTGTTATTCAGACGACCAACATTACAGTGACGAATACTTAACATGACACCATTGCAATTACTCCAGTTGTATTATGTTGGTCTTCTGATAATTCAATACGCGGGTTTGCCTAAGTTTACGCAATTCATTGAATTGGTTGTCAATCAATCCCTATGTGATGGATTATTTTTATCATTACAGACATGTTTTAATTTAAATACAGCGATAGGCGCTCAATTAACAATTATTGGTGAGATCGTCGGTGTTCCACGAAATGTCTATGGCATTCAACCCTATGCAACCTATTTTAGTTTCACACGCGCTTTAGGTGAGCCTGCAAGCATTGGATTCAATCGAGCGACGACGCCAATTGATCCAGATTTCTTTTTAAGGGCCCAGGTTAATGCCAGCTATACGCTTAGCGATTTTGAAATGATTAATTTAATTAAATTAAAAATAATATATAATAATACATATTCCAGCTTTAAAGCTTTAAAAAATGCGTTATACAATACTTGGGATGGGGCCATTGATATTACGGTCCCATTAGCATCAGGCCAGTATTTTAACTTTACCCGTGCGTCTGGTACGCCTGCAAGTAATGGATTTAACCGGGCAACGACACCGGTCGATACAATCCATTTTCAAAGGGCTAACCAAAACACGATTATGATTATCAATTACAATATCAAACAGCCCTATTATATCACAGCGCAAGTAGCACAGTTTTTAGATATTCTTCCCCGGTCCATGGGAATTTATGTGACGGTAACATTTATTTAAAAGGAGATTCTGATGGCCAAAATACCAAGAGCAACATTTAAACAGTTTGCGGTGAATGTCAATGCAGCGTCCGACATTTGCCAATTTGGTTCACCCGCAACGGGTAGCCCTGTTTATACCGCGAACATTGCGACATTGCAATCTTTGACCGCCTATACAACCGGATGGGCTGCTGAAACTATTGCCAGCAATAGGCCCTTCCTGGAAGACATGAATGCCGTATGCTATGTGTTTGCTTATATGTTGGCCTATAGTTTTCAAATGGGAATACCAGAATACGATGCAGGTACCACATATTTTATTAACAGTGTAGTTCAGTATAGTGGTGTGTTATATCAGGTAATTAATGACAACTCAGGAGCGGGCATATCAGGAACACTTCCGACCAATACAACTTACTGGGGAACTCTTAAAGTTTCGGCACAGTTGGGCGCAAGGACTACTTCAGCAACTGTATTTGGTGGCAGCGGAAGCATTGTTGCAACCATTATATATCAAGCCCAGACAGATGGTATTATTTCAGCAAATATAGGCGGATCTACCGCTGTTACTGGAAATATATTATCAGACTCTAGTATGACCCCTAGTTATGTATTAGATACATTAGAAATTAGCGGGCCTGCCGGTACCATTAACTATGTATTAAAAGGGGAAGTTAGAAAAGGTGACTACTTACAGATTAATGTAAGTGTGGGTACTTTAAACAGCGCTTCATGGCAGCCCATAGGAGTGTAATTAATGAATGATCCTTGTCAAATTCCAATAGAATTCTATGCCGGAGAAACATTTATACCGCCGCCAATTTTATGGTTGGATGTATATTCTTTCCCTATTGACTTGACAAATTATAGTGCTTTGATGACGGCGCGTCATACGGTAAGCACAAATGATCCGCCGTTATTCATAGCATCAAGCACAATCGGCCAAATCATTTTAGGCGGGACGCTTGGGACGATACAAATTTACTTGAATTCGAATTTGACAATGAACTTGCCTAATCCGTCATGTAATTATTACGATATTTGGGTTTACTCACCAGCAGGGGCGGCGACACGATTATTTGGTGGCCCTCTAATTGTCAAGCAGCCTGTCACACGTGCTTGAGGGAGGACTTGATGAAACAAATTGTAGTGCAACAATTTCTATTTCCCGCAATCACATTACAGGCCGGAGGTTATGTTATGGGAGCCCCCATTGCTTTTAGTATGACAGCAACAGTGGATGGTCAGACTGTTTTTACATTACCTTATGTGCCATCTACCATTATTTGTCTTTTTATTATGGGTATTGGTCAAAATATTTTAACCGGCGATTATACGCTTATGGGCAATATAGTTACTTTTAATCAAGGTATCCCACTTGGATATACCGTATTTGGAGCCCTCCAACTATGAAAAATAAATTATTGATTCTTATGGTTGCTTTGTTTTTCGTGACAGGTGTAAGTATTAAAGGGCAGGCCATTACCATGGCGCCGGCCAATTTAGTATCAACGACGACCGCTAATTTCCATAATTGCTTGAATCATTTTTCCAAGGATGTCCAAACATCTTTAGATAATATTGACGTATGCTTAGGTAATAGCATTCTTGGGTTATGGACACAAGTAGGAACGGACATTTACAACAATAACGCGAATGGGAACGTTGGTATAAATACGACAGCACCCGCCGCTCAATTAGAAGTAGATGGTGCACTTTATTTAAACACAGCTAATATGCGCATATTTGTGAAATCGCCTAATGGTAGCTGTTTTGTATGGACAGTTGATAATAACGGAAATATTATTTCATCGCCAAGTACATGCCCCACTAGGTCAAGTGGTGCTAATTTATTATATTTAGGACAACAATTAACCTATTTAGGGCAATCATTAACTTATTAAGGAGAATTCAATGGATAAGAAAATAGCATTTTTACTTGTAGCTTTACTCATACCCTGGATTGCCCATGCCTCTAATTCATTAGAAATAAGCACCCCTGGGACCAATATTGGGATCAGTACCGTGTCTCCTAATAATACTTTAGGAATTAATGGCGGGGTTGCGGTAGGTTCTTATAGCTATACCAATACAACAGCCCCTACCAATGGCGCCATCATTCAAGGGAACGTTGGTATCGGATCACCTACACCCGGTCAACAGCTTGATGTTTCGGGTACCGTGCGCGGTACCAATTTTACCGCAGGGGCCGGGGGTATCACTTTAGGTGGTGTGACCATTAATTCATGGTCGGGTAGTGGTCAATGGGCTAGTAACGGAAATAATATTTATAATTCCAACTCCGGGAATGTTGGTATTGGTTCTTCGACACCTGCCCAAAAGCTACTTGTAGATGGTGGTGGCATTGCAGCAGAACTAGTTAATAAGGGATATGAAGAAGTGTTCCCTCAACCAGCTGCTTTAATAACAGATGGTCAAAATGAAATTCAATCTCTAGCTGTTTGGATGAATAAATTGTATGTAGGATATTTTATTAATTCAGGTAATTCTGGTGATTCAGATCATGATCAGGCTCCTATTTATGTTACCGATGGTAACACCCTAACGCCATATTTTAATATGGGGATTGGCCCTAGTTTTTTAGCTCCATCATACTTGTATCCATATGGAGGAGAACTTTACGCTGGAAGTCAGACTGGATACTATAATACAACCATTGGAGATGTTGGCAACGATGCTACAGGGTGTATTTGGAAAACAAATAGCCAAGGGACTGTTAGTAATTTGTTAGAGTTTCCGGGGACAAAATTTACTTCGACCACATCTAAAGTGACCTTCCCAACTACTGTACACAATCAAATATCCGGATCAACTGCATATAGTGTTGAGTTTTACGGACGTATTGATGACATGGGCCGTGGCAGTGCCGGCAATGGTAAAATATTCTATAAACTCAATGGAACTACTGCTGGTGTATCCTTCCAATTATATAGCACTACACCGGCACCATATTATGCCAATACACCTAATTATGGTCTGACTGTTTCTATTGATGAGGGTGGTACCACAAAGACAACAACGACTACTTCAACTGCATTCCAAATTGGTCTTAACCATGATTTTATATTCTCATGGACATCAGGTTCCGCACCCCATATTTATGTGGATGGCGTAGAAGCATCGTATTCTTCAACGACGCCGGTAACCACTCCTTCTAATGACACATCGGTAAACGCTGTCCTAGGAAATAATTCATCTGGGACCGCTGGGTTCTCAGGTTCATTTAGAAGGTTAAATATTTGGAATAATTATGCTTTAACATCCAGTGATGCAACATCATTATCTGGTGGTGGATCAGCGGCTCAAAGTCCTACCGGCTCGTATTTGTTCACAGAAGGAACAGGAACGGCAACCGCAGATTCCTCTGGTAATGGCAATACGGCGACTATTGTTTCCCCTGTATATTGGAATACTAACTTAATGGATGTGGTTTATTGCCCAGGGGATTGGAATTTGACAGCATTCCAAGCGTTTAAAGGTAATCTTTATGCCAGTTCTTCCTATGTTAAGGGTACTATTACAAAATATAATCCTATTACAAATACTGGAACAAATGTATATACAGGCTCGGGAGGATATACAGCGGTTAATTATATGTTTGTTCACAACGGGATATTATTTGCTTCCATAGCTGGAAATCTAGGAGGGATTAAGCATGAGATTGTTAGTTCTCCTGATGGTGTAACTTGGACAGTAGAAGCAAGTGGATTGAACGCTAGCGGAAGTAATTTTGGGGAGTATCTAGGAAAATTAATGGTAGGTGAAAATGTTTCTGTTATAGATTTTCGTAATGATTCAACTGGTACCTGGTACAGCGTTTCAAATAATTTACCGGCATCAAATCTGCAATGGTCATTAATACCATACAATGGGTATTTATTAAGTGATGCCACCCAAGGTGGGGGGGCACAATTTTATAAATCTTTTGATGGTGTACATTGGACAACTGATTATACAATCAATGATTCTACCCAAACAGAACCATATATAGCGGCAAATTATAATGGTTCTGTTTATTTCGGTTTAGGGTTTACAACGAATACTTCAGCTAATCTTTGGAGAAAAACGGACTCAGTAGGTGAGCAAACAGATTACATTAATACGTTCTTAAATCGCATGAGTAAGTATAACTATAATGGATATAACTATCCTGATGATCCTTCTTCATTGGCTATTAGTTCTCCCGTTGTGTTTGCTTCCAATGTTGGAATAGGTACAGCTAATGGTAGCGGAGCATTGGTTGTCAGTGGCAACGTAGGCATTGGCACATCTTTACCTAATAATATAGTAGATGTTGAAGGATCAACTAATGGAGGTCTCCAAGAAATATTGGAAAACAATAGCACTGGAACATCCGCTGATGCTTCATTTGAAGTTGCAAATACTGGTTATCAATTCGAGAAATTGAATCTAGATTTGCCAAGTCCAACCAATACAGGAACAACGATTGGAAGAAACAATAATGAAATAGCTTTTTTAACTGAGCAGTTCGTAAGCACTCCAAGTCTTGCTGGTAATGGAAGGGATATTGGAGTCATAAATCTTAACCCAAGAGATTTTTATATTGTTCAAGGGGGACACTATGCAACGGGATTTGCTTCAACTGAAAATTTAACGCTTAGTGGTGAGACGGGTAATCTTGGTCTTAAAGATACATTACCTCAATATTCTATGTCACTTGGCGGCAATACCGCCGGTACTATAGGTATGGAAAGAGAGACCACTGCAACAACAGGCGGAAATGCACTGACGATTAATGCTGGGGGCGGAACAGCGTCAGGAGCTATAGTATCAATTAACCCAACTCCTACAGCTGCTGGGACAGCATATTATTATGGAGATATCTTAAATATTACTGGCTGTGGCGGAAGTGGTGGTCAAGTGGCAGTAAGAAGTTTAACTGTAAATTATAGTACAAACCCCGTGGCAGAATTTAAATTACTATCCCCAGGGAAGGGATATTCTGTTTCTACAGGATGCTCCACAAGTGGTGGTCATGGTACTGGAGCAACTGTTTCAATTACCGCGGTCAATACGTCTTCAAATGTTAATGGCGGTAATTTAACGCTTTCTTCTGGTGTTTCGGTAGGTACAGGAACATCGAATGCTTATATTCAAGTCTACCCAGGGAATGTAGGCACTAGCACTTCTGATAATAGCCCAATAACAGCTTTAACAGTAATAGGATCATCCGGTAACGTTGGTATTGGTTCTGCCAAACCCAGGGACAAATCGCTTTGGACGTTGCTGGTACATATGACAGCATCAGTTCTATTGCTGCTGCGAGTGGAACGCACCGCTGTTTGTCACTAATGCGTCCGGTCAATTTGTCCAATCGTCTACGGCTTCACCAGTGTAAACGGCACTTAAGTGACCCATTGCTAATGAGCCACGAAGAAATTAAAACTACAGTTATTCTGGTCGGTATTGCTATCCTGGTGTTAATGGTATGGACTATCACGCCCATGCTATTATCACCAGGATTAGCCGGTCAGATAGGAGGCGTATGAGAAGAGCAATATTTTGGGTCATTGCATTATTTTTTATCTGTATCGGTTTTAACGCTTACAGCACATCCTATAGCGTCACCAATGGCAATCAAATCGCTGTAGATACACGCGGAGATACCCAAGTCAATAATCTCAAAATAACATCTATCACCGGATCAACGCAGTGCTTGCACACCGACACTTCCGGGAATGTAACAGGTACAGGTAGCGATTGCGGAAGCGGGGGCGGTGGGAGTGGCACCGTCACCAGTATTACAGCATCCAGTCCTTTGACGGGGGGAACGATTACCACTAGCGGCAGCATTGGTATCCCTCAAGCAACGACTTCAGTTAGCGGATATTTAACCAATAGCGATTGGACAACCTTTAATGGCAAACAGGCTAACTTAAGCTTGGCCGCCGGCACCTATGTTAATGGCGATGTCTGTACTTATTCTAGTAGTGGGACTTTGCTCAATTGCAATACCACACCTAGAGTACTCTGCGTTGATACCACTGCT